GTTATTTTCGTAGGTGGACAGACAGATTTGGAGCAAAAAGAGCTGTACGATAGGGTAGATGACGCTGTTTGTGCAGTACGTTCTGCACTTGAAGAAGGTATTTTACCCGGTGCAGGTAGAGCATTATTTGAAGAAGCGTTGAATATTGAGATTTCTCCTGAATTTCTAAGCGAAAATAAAGAGCGTGAGGTTGCTCTTGAGATTGTAGTTCAAGCACTTCAAGCACCTTTAATTCAAATTTTGGCAAATGCCGGATTGAAAGTTGAGGATGTGTATAGTGGACCATTTGTAGTGGGAGAAGGGTATAACCTTAAAACCGGAGAGTTTGGAGACTTGATTAAGATGGGAGTAATTGACCCATTGAAAGTAACGAGGAGTGCATTACAAAATGCCGTGAGTGTAGCTGTGACTATTTTAAGTACTGACACTACAATAACAATGGCTCGTAGTTATGAGCAGGCTCAAGAGAACTAAAGAGTTTATAAGATTTACTGTTATATGGGTGGCGTGCAACCTATCAATACCTTTTTGGATGGTAGGACACGTACACCTAACGGTAAATATCTATCAGGACTTTATGGAGATAGTGGCATCGATGGGAATGAATATAGTTGTAGGCGTTGGATTTTGGCTAAATTGGAAAGATGAAAATAAGAGGAATTGACTTTGTAACAATTGAGGTATATGGGTTAAACCAATCCGGCATGGCAGACTTGGAAGAGTGCCAAGGATTGTTGGATGAGAATCCAATGTTTATCGACTTCAGGGTTGAGGCTGTAAATCACAGAAGAGGCACAGGATATATAGACGTGGCGTTGTATCCTAAAGATGGAGACAAGAGAAAGTTCATAGAAAACATAAAAAGGTTTGGGCTATGAGTAGCCTTATAGAGATATTGGAATCTTTAGAAAAAATAAAGACAAGGTATGTAATAGCAAAGGATTACGAGAGAGCCGCAAGAGTTAGAGAAATAATTGTAAAAATAAAAGAAAAAATGAAAAAAGAAACATTGACATTCGGGGAACAACTTGTTGGATTAACATTCAATCCATCAGGAAATGAAAAAGTACAAAAAGCAAAAGAGCTTTGTGCAGAGTTAGCAGATTTGGTAAATCAAGATTACGAGAACCCATACTACGAAGGAGATTTGGAGAAAGGTATTGCACCGGGTTACAGGGACCAATTGAAAGAGTCTTTGTTTCAACATACTATCGGAGAGATTCTGAACACTCAGATGAATGTGGTAAAATTGCTAACCTTTAGAAAATAAAAAAAACTATGTCATTAAAGCCTATAGGAAAATATATTATCATCAAGACTATTGATGAAGAGTTGAAAACAGAATCAGGATTGATTCTATCAGGAGAAGATGTGAACCAAATGCGCTATAAACGTGGTATCGTTATCGCATCAGGAACAGATGTTGATAACATCAAGAAAAATGACGACATCTACTACGATAAAGCGCATGGGTTTACAATGTTAATTGATGATAAACAATACACCATCATTACGGAGAGGGATGTTGTTGTTGTTTTATAGCTTTATTCATTTCAGTAATCATCTCTTTGTATCTTTTGTCAGTATAAGATACGTTCTTAAAGAACATTTTACTATTGGAACTACTAACGGGGATTTCTTCTCCGCTTAGTTTCCGATAGATTGATTGAATCATTCTAGTAGATTTAATCGTTAATTGGTATAGAGCCTTTCTTTTACCAACTTGATTTCTAAACTTTACAATCCAACCATCTTGTTGGAGTCTAAAAAAACGATATACATCCCAACCAAGTAGGTCGTCAAACTCATCGAATTTATCTCTTCCGAAATATTTTTCAGAGTATAAAAATAACAACATCTCTAAGTCTCCTTGAGTTAAATCATATTTAACTTTTATGAACTGTCTTACTACCCTCCAATATTTTAGGTAATCATCTGTATTTGATTTCATTTAATTTTTTTTTTATACATTTGTACAAAGTTATTAATTTAAAACGATAATTATGGCATTAAATAATCAAAGACCTGATACTCCATTAGCGGCTACATCTGAACCGCAACCTGTTAGTTCGGGATTGCAACCAATGGCTCAATCTTTTACTCAGCCAATTACAAAATTTCAAAGAACGGCAGATACTGCTATACAGCAAATAGCAACACCTTTTTCCGCTCCTGCTGCTGCACCAACAAGCGCTCCTTTGTCTGCTGAAAGTCAAAATCCTAATAGATAAAAATCATGGCTATTATAGAAAAAACAAAACAAGAAGGAAGAGACACTCCATTGTCTAAAACTCCTAACACAATAACTCCTATTACAGATATAAAATCTGCTCTATCTGATATAGAGAAAAGGTCTAGTGAAAGACAAAGCAAGGCATCAGAGGTTCGTAAAAAAGCTGCTGCACAAAGAGCGGCTAATGCTAATAAAAAAACAGGTAGTAATACAGGGGATAGTAGAATACATGGATTAGCATCATTTTCAGACAGAATAAAATTAAAATAATAATTATTAACATAAATACTAAATTAAAATGGCAAAGTCAAAATCAACACCAAATTTACCTGCATCTTCAAGATTGCAAGGAGCTTCAATGGCAAAACCTGCTATCAAAGGAGCAATTAAAGGAGCTGCTAAAGGAGTAGTAAAAGGAGCCTTAAAAGGAATTGTAAAAACTGCAATCAAAAAGAAATAATGGCTAATCAAAAAGATACTCCGAATTTACCGGGTTCATCTCGTATGCAGATGCCAAGCACATCAGTTGAGAGCTCAGGAATTAAAATTAAAGCTGACAGTAATGGCGTAACTAGTAGAGTTACAAAAGCTGCTTCAGGAAAAGGAATGGGTGGTAAAAATCCATATTGTTAATTATTAAATTAAGTAAAAATGGCAAAAGCAAAAGCAATAGAAGCCTATATCGATGAGACAGTAGTAGATACGGCAGTAGATACAGTAGTAGCAACAGAAGAAGTTACACCACCATTATTGAACGAAGCTGTTCCTGAAAAGGAAGCTCCGGGTCATCATAGTAGAGATTTTTCTGCATAGTAATTCAAACATCCTGTTCTTTCTAATATACCGGAAGGGACGGGATTTTTAATAAAAAAGTACTGATGAAAGAAATGATAAAAAGAAAAGATGGTTCTGTATCTCAGAGAGGTCTTTATGATAATATTAGAGCCGCAAAAGGTTCAGGAAAAAAACCAACTCCAAAAATGCTTGCTCAAGAAAAAATCATTGAAAAAGCAAAGCAATACGAGTCTAAAAAATCATTGGATGGTAAAATGAAGTTTCTTAAAGGAAATGTCAGTAAATTGCCTGTTCAAAAAACCAAAAAAAAATAATATCTTTACAAAATGAAATCACAAGGATTAGGGGATACAATTGAAAAAATTACTGCCGCTACAGGAATCAAGTACGTGGTAGAAGTTATTTCTAAAGTAACAGGAGAAGATTGTGGATGTGAAGGAAGAAAAACCGCCATGAACAATCCAAAACTTTTGATTAATAAAACATTTTATAAAATAAATCCAAATTAGAAATTATGTCAGTATTCAAATCAGAATTTTCAAGAGCATTACAAGTAATAAAATCAGATAATGCAAATATTCCATATATAAATTTAGTTGATTCAGGTACAAATACAAGCGCTATTGCTCTTAGATTATTTTCATCAACTGCCACCTTTGTAACTGACAACGTTAAAACAGGCGATATTGTTTATAACACAACAGACGGAACTGCTGCTACTGTAGTTTCTGTGCAAAGTCAAAATGCAGTAACGCTAAATGCTGATATTTTCTTAGCTACAGGAAAACAGTTTACAATTTACCAAGCATCTGCTCAAACAGGATTAGGCAATCAAGGGTGCTACTTGTATGTTGGAGGAGCAGGAACTTTAGTGGTAACTACGATAGGTGGAGATTCTGTAACTTTTGCAGGAGTTGCAGCCGGAACCGTTCTTCCTGTTCAGGTTCTTAAATTAGAAGTAGCATCAACAGCTACTAACGTAATAGCTCTTTGGTAAGATGGCAAAAGTTAAACAACAAGAAGGAACTTTTGTAAAAAAGTCAAAGTCAAAAGGCGTGGCTTCAAAGACAAAAACGAGTACTTTAAAATCAAGTAAAAATTACGTTAAAGCGTATAAGTCGCAAGGAAGATAATGAAATATATAAACTATATAGTGTCATCTTTGATACTTTTATTCGTACCAATTTACGGACTGTTAATAGCCGTTGGAGCAGCAATAATTCTTGATACCTTTACAGGTATTTTTAAAAGTGTAAAACTTAAAGGTTGGAGCAGTATAAGAAGTAGGATTTTGTCAAATATAATTTCAAAGATGGCATTATATGAAATTTGCATTTTATTTTTATTTGTAATCGATAAATTTTTACTTAATGAGTTTATATTTCATTGGTTTGGATTCACATTTATGTTTACTAAAATATGCGCCATACTTTTAATCTTTATTGAATTAGTTTCAATTAAAGAAAACATCGAGGAAACTTTTAAGATAGATATTTGGAAACTACTTAAAAAAGCATTTTTAAGAGCAAAAGAAGTAAAGCAAAACATAAATGAAATAGCATAATGAAAATAACAGTTAAGAGATTACACAGAACAGATAAATCAACCATAGGAGAGTTGTTTATTGATGGTAAGTTTGAATGTTACACATTAGAAGACGTTGAAAGGAAAATAAAAATAAAGTCAGAAACCGCTATTTCAAAAGGGGAATATAAAGTCATAATAAATCAGTCAAATAGATTTAAAAGACTTCTTCCTTTATTATTAAATGTTCCAAACTTTGAAGGAGTTCGTATTCATAGTGGAAACTCAAATCACGATACGGAGGGATGTATTTTAGTTGGGAAAACTAGGTCACTTGATTATATTGGTAATTCTCGATTGGCTTTTGGAAAACTATTTAAAAAAATGCAGTTAGCTGAAGAGTTAACTTTAACGATTGAGTAATGGCAAATAAAACAGCAGCTTGGACAAGAAAAGAAGGTAAATCAGAATCAGGGGGTTTAAACGCTAAAGGTGTAGCAAGCTATAGAGCCGCCAATCCGGGAAGTAAATTAAAAATGGCTGTAACTACAAAACCTTCCAAACTAAAGGCAGGAAGTAGGGATGCTAATAGAAGAAAGTCTTTCTGTGCTCGTATGGGAGGAGTAGAAGGTCCTATGAAAAAACCAAATGGAGAACCAACAAGAAAAGCATTAGCCTTAAAAAAATGGAACTGTTAATGAAAAAAATACTAATACTTTGTTTTTTAATACTTACTTCTTGTGCTGCAAGAAAAGTAAATGTAGATAAAGCTGATATTATTGTGAAAACAGATAGCACCTCTGTAACTAAACAAGAAGTTATAGCGACTAAAGATAATCACATCAGCATTACAACAGATACTAGCGAATTAGAGATAGTTCCAATTGATACTGCAAAATACATTGAAGTTGACGGTAAGAAGTATAAGAACGTAAAGCTAAGATATAAAAAAACAAAAAAGGTCTTAGTAGATACTACTAAAATAAAAGTGTCTGAAAAGGTCTTAATTAAAGTAAATGCTAAAAAAACAACCTCAACAAAAACATTTAAAAAAGATGTTGATAAAAAATCTAATAATTGGTGGTGGATTTTAATTCTCTTACTTATTGCATTAGGACTTTACACTTACAAAAGAATAAATAAAACATTATTTTAAAATTCATATCTTTGTATAATTAATAATCAAATAAAAATTAAATTAAAATGGAAAACACGCAAGTAACGCAAGAAGAATTAACGAAAATTCAAGAATTAAACTCAGAGTTTAATAAAGCAAAAATGGCTATTGGAGATGTAGAGTTACAAAAACTACAAATCCTAAACCACATCGAAGGATTGAAAATTCAATTTTCAGCACACGAAAAAGAATTAATTGAAAAGTATGGCGCAGACGCAGTCATTAACATTCAAACAGGAGAAGTAACACATAAAACAGAGTAATTATGATACCGGGAAAATTTATCGGAACCTTGTTCCAATCAAGAGATGCAATGCACATCGCACACCTTCAAACGACATCGTTTGCAGAACACAAAGCATTGAATGCCTATTATGATGGAATCCTTGATTTAACAGACACTTTTACCGAGGCTTACTTTGGTAGAAACAAAAGAGTCGAAATAATTATCCCTGAGTCAAAAAACACAGATGCTACTTCTCATTTAAAAGAATTACGTTCAACTATAGATTCAGAAAGAAACAATTATCCATCCGAACTGCAAAACATTATGGATGAGATGATTGGATTAATTGACAAGGTTCTATACTTGTTAACTTTAAACTAAAATAAGAAATGGCAAAGATTAGTACATATTCGAAACCAACACCTCCACAATTAGGAGATTATGTTATTGGAACAGACATCGATGATTTGTTAATGACAAAGAATTATCTTTTATCAGATATAATTACTCTTGCTACTACTACTAATCAATTTGTAACAATTGTTGGAGCACAGACAATAACCGGTTCAAAAACATTTGACTACGGCACTTCAACAGGTGTTCCTGCTCCTGTAATAATCAATTTACCGGCTCAGACTCAACCTGCATATTCTCCTGATGCGTTGTTAATTAGTATTAATGGACAGACTCCTTCAACAATTCCCGGATTTATTGGAGGTGTTGTTGTTCAAGCAAGCCTTCTTGATAATATATGTTATTCTGCAACTTTAAATGGGAATGCAGGTAGTTCAATAGGTATTGTAGCGGAAAGCAAAGATGCTCATAGTGGAAACTATTTAGAGTTTAGAAAAAATCTATTAAGTGTTTCAACTACTATATTTAGTGTGGCAAATAATGGAGATACAACTGCAAAGAGTTTATTTTTATATGACAATCAAGATGAGGGGTATTCCCAAATAGGCGTTGAAGATTACTTGTTTTATGTAACATATCCAAGTTCAAATTCAAGACTGCTTGAGGTTTCAGGCAATGCTCTTGCATTAACAAACTCAGGCGGTGGAACCGCTGTAATACTTAATAATTTAACCACCACAAGGTCTTACACATTACCTAATGCGTCAGGCACATTTGCTTTAACAAGTGATTTAACAAATCTAGTTACTACTAATACTGTTCAAACAATTACAGCAAGTAAAACGTTTAATGGCGGTCTAGTTTTTGATGCTGAACAAGCTATAATTGATATGCGTAATCGATATGATACGGGAGCAAGTATTAGTATATCATTGTATGATACCGCTACAGACCCTGAAGGACTTAGAGTCAATAATAATAATAATAACGGGACAGGAGTAGTAGTAACTAATAATCTTTCAGGTTATGGTTTTTATGGAGTCAATGGTTCAGATGGAATATTAATGACACTTGCCGCATCAGCTTCTTCTACAGGAGATTTATTACGATGCTTTAAAAATAGTGTTATAACTACTAAAGTTGATACTAATGGTAATATTACAGCGCCAAGTCTAACAACAACAGGAAAAGTACTAATTGGAACAACTCAAGGAGGCGCACCTACTTTTGGTAGCAATCCAAATTTAGTAGTAACCTCGCCTTTTCCTGCCGTAGGAGGAGTTATAGATTTAAGAAATCTTTCCGCAAACATAGTAGCCAATGACTTATTAGGTAAAATACAATTTACAGGTAAAGATGATGATACTGTTGGGTATACAAGCTCTACTATTGAAGGTATTGTATCAGGTTCTGCCGGCTCAGGTAACCCCGGAGGTGGTGTATTGATATTTAAGACCGCTGCCGATAGTACCGGAGCGTCTCCTATAGAAAAAATGCGTATCACTCAAAATGGTGCAATACAACCGGGTACTGATAATACTTATTCTTTAGGAGCAAGTGGTATTAGATGGTCATCAGTTTGGGCAGCAAATGGAACAATACAAACTTCTGACGAAAGAGAAAAGAAAGATATTGTTGATTCTGATTTAGGATTAGACTTTGTTTCTAAATTAAGACCCGTTTCTTTTAAATGGAAAGTAGGTAAAAACGAAGTTACAAGTGAACTTGATGGATTAGATGAAGAAGGTAATCCAAAAACAAAAATAGTAGTTACACCAATAGAAGGTAAAAGAACTCACTACGGTTTAATTGCTCAAGAAGTTGAAACATTGTTAGACGGAAAAGATTTTGGAGGGTTCATACACGATGCTGAAACTGATATAAAAGGATTAAGGTATGACCAATTTATACCTGTTTTGATAAACGCAATCAAAGAATTAAGAACTGAAATAGAAATACTAAAGGCTAAATAATAAATAAATTAAATGGCAAAAATATCTACTTACCCATCAGCGGATAACCCCTTATTATTAAGTGATAGACTGATAGGTACAGAAGCTATTAGACCTGTACCATCTCCGACTCCGCTTGCGACAAAGAATTTCTCGTTAGGGGAGTTGTTGCAGTTATTCTCTTCAAACTTTCCTGCTGCATCACTTCAAGCTGTACTTAATACAGGTAATACTGCTACTCAGAATATTAATTTAATAGGTACTATTGATGTAACATTAATTAAGCCTGAAAATATTGAAGACGCTGCCGGAAGTCAAGGAGCAACATTTCAATATCTTAGTAAAGGAGCTTCAAGTATAAATTGGGTTGACTTACCTGTAGATAATTTACAATCCGTATTAAACTCAGGAAACACAGCTACTCAAAACATTACCCTTGTGGGTAATATTTCCACTACTAAAGTAATACCGGGGGATATACAAGACCAAACGGGGAGTATTGGAACAACAGGTCAACTTCTTTCAAAAACATCTACAGGAATAAAATGGATAAGCAGTACGCCTACTCCTCCTCCTGCATTAGCGGATGTTTTGTTTATGGGGAATACCGCTACCAATAACATAAACCTTATAGGGGATGTTACTGCTACAAGATTTATTAAAACAGGAGGAACATCATTACAATATTTAATGGCTGATGGTTCTGTTACCATAGCAGATAGCTCCGTTCCAACTCTACAACAAGTTACTACTGAAGGGAATACCACTAGCAATCCAATTGAAATAAACAATATAAGCGCTGCTACTGCTTTAAATATTATTTTTTCTGATGAAGCTAATGGTGTTATCATAAATACAAATACAGGATATGGTTCAGGTCTTCCATTTGCTCTTTTAGACGAATTTACAAATACTATATTTTCAGTATCACATAACGCAGTTGTATTCGCAAACAGTTTTGTGAAATCAGGAGGAACATCATTACAATATTTAATGGCCGATGGTTCTGTTACTACAGGAGGCGGTAGTCAAAATTTACAACAAGTTACAGATGTAGGAAATGTTACTACTAATGATATTACAGCAGCTCATTTAATAAAAGATGGGGGAGTAAGTAGTCAATTCTTAAAGGCAGATGGTTCAGTTGACAATAATATCTATTTAACTTCAGCAGATTTACCTGCGACATTGGATTTATTTGCAACTACGTATGCGTCTGACATTTTAGGCTATACTGTTTTAGTTAGGAATATAATGGATGCGAGATTTAATACCGTAGCGGTTGACGTATCAACGGGCCCGATTACAACAACAGCCCAACTAGTAGGCTCATTAATTTCAGATGCAAATATTATATCAGGAAATCCCGGAATATTTAACATAACAACGATAGGTAATATATCACGAACTTCAGGAACAGGTCAAGCAGAGTTCTTCTTTAGAGTCTATAAAAGAACGTCATTAGGAGTTGAAACATTTATAACGGAATCATCAAAAACATTGCCAGTTACAAATGGCGGTTATGTTGAGTTCTCTGCTGTTGCATTGTGGAATGATGGTGTATTTTTAGACACGGATAGAGTTGTATTAAAGTACTACGCGGATAGATTAACAAATCCTACGGGGTCGAATCCGACATATAAATTTCAGTTTGGAGGAATAAGCCCAGTTAGAAGCACCGCGGCTATACCTACAGCTGTATTGCCAAATATATACTTAAGAGATTTAGCAGATGTTGAAAATGTAGATGCTCTAAACAATGAAGTATTATATTGGAATGACGCTGATAGCTTATGGGAACATAGCTTAGTAGTTGATTTAATTCCCGATGCTTCGGCAACTGAAGATGGATTGGTAACAACAGGAACTCAAACATTGGCAGGAGCGAAAACATTTTCAACTGCTCCAATATTAAGTTCATTAACAGCATCGCAATTATTAGCTACAGATGCAAGTAAAAATATTCAAACATTAGATACTGCAACTTACCCTTCATTAACTGAATTAAGTTATTCTAAAGGAGTAATAAGCCCAATACAGACTCAAATTGATTTAAAAGCTACAAAATTAATGGCGGCTAATACAATTAGAGTCAACAATACAGCAGTAGCAGCAGATGCTCAAGAAATAAAATATTTTGCAAGTGGAATAATTCCAATGACTGAAACTATTTCGTTTACGGCAGGGGCTGCTCCTTCAAATCCACAGTTGGCTACATACAATTGGACGCAGGTTGGTAATATGGTAGACGTTGTTGTCAACCTAAATTACTTAACATCAGGCACTACTGTGACGTTAGTTTCATTCCCTTTTCCATCCTCATTACCCGAGCCATTATTTCCAACAGGATATTTATCGGCAAGTTCAATAGGCTATACCGGAGTAGCTAGAGCAGCGGCAAGTTTTATAATAACTACAGCAAATGCTAGTAATTTAGCTTCTTTTATTCGCGTAAATTCATCTTTAAGCGGTTATGAATTTGTTATTTCGGCAGGAAGTGGAACATACCAAAAATTTTCTTTATCAATTAAATATTTTACAGCTTAATGGAATATATAAGACAAATTAATTCAATAGACACAGAGTCCCTAGTAATAATCGTCAGCGAAGGATACGAAGGAAATTTAGAAAATCATCCGTCAATATTAGAACACCCCGAACTGTTTGAAATATCAAATGAAGAGATTACTAAAAACATAACATATCTAAATTATCAATAATAACATGAGTAGGTAAGAATTAGATGTAATGTTAAATAAATTAAATCAAAATTAAATAAATCTAAATGGATATTCGTAAAATATCAATAGGTCCTGACTACAAAAGTGGAGCTATGCACTACATAGTTGGTCAAAAAATTCTTGGGGATTCAAATGAAATCCATCTTATCAAAGAAGATGAGTTTAACTCTATATTGATATACATTATAAATTTAAAAGAAGAAGTTGTTCTTTGGAAAAAATTTACTTGTCCTATGCCAATATCAATTGAATATAACATCAACTACTAATGAAGTCTCCATTTTATTTCATAGCTAAACCTGTAAGCGGAAAACGATACAACAATACAAAAGATATTGGAGGTATTGAACTTATAGTAAGTACTTCAGAAGAAGACCATAAATTCTCAAACAGATATGCAGAGGTTATAGAGACCCCATTAGGTTACAAGGGGCGTATTGAGCCGGGAGATATTCTTCTTGTGCATCATAACGCTTTTAAGTATTACAATGATATGAGGGGTCGTCAAAAAAGCGGAAAAAGTTTTTTTAAAGATGATTTATTCTTTATAGAAACAGACCAATTCTTTATGTATAAAAAAGGTTCTACTTGGAATGCTTATGATAAGTATTGCTTTGTTAGACCAATTTCTGCTACAGATTACTACATAAAAAAATTTATAAAAGAAGAACCTTTGATGGGGCAGATGGTATATCCAAATAAATACCTTCTAAGTAAAGGTGTTAATCGGGGCGATTATATTTGTTTTTCTCCTGATAGCGAATACGAGTTTGATGTAGATGGAGAGAAACTGTATCGAATGTATGACCATCAAATAACAATGAAGCTATGATAAACATTGTAGATGATTTTTTAAAGGAACACGTTTATAGAGAAGTTTTACATAGTTTACTTCATAATAAATTTGAAGAAGTTGAAGTAGGAGATAAAAAGTTTTGGGTACAGTATAGCAATAAACTTTTTGACGCTCACATTGTTGAAAAATTATCTGCTATAGATGGCATACAACGAGAATGCTTATTAGGATTCTTTAGAGTAGCAACTGAAGAGTTTGATACCGATTGGAGAATACACTCAGACTCAAAAGTAGGCGATATTAGACCTGAAAGAGCACTAGTACTATATATATCTCCATCTACAAAACATGGGCTTCACGGAACTGCTTTTTGGAGACATAAAGATGTAGGTTATGAAATGCCTTTAGACGTTTCTAATGAAGAGGCTGATAGATTTCTTTTAGAGGAAGCTAATAATTTAGATAATTGGGATTTACATTCTGTAGTGGGATATAGGCCGAATCGCGCGCTTATGTATCCTTCTAATTATTTTCATAGTAAATATCCAAACACAGGTTGGAAAGAAGGAAGAATGGTATATGTAATGTTTTACAGATAATGCTATGACAAACAGAGAAACTAAATTAAAAATTATTGCAGCTGGACACAAAGCAGTATTAGAGCTTATAAAAGTTGCTGAAGAGTCAATCTTAAATCCTGACATGGAAGGAGATGACTTAGCTGCTGATAAATTAAAGAACGCTGCTGCTACAAAAAAGTTAGCTATATTTGATGCGTTTGAGATTCTTAGTAGAATAGAGTCTGAGAAAGAAAGTTTAGATATTACTGAAAAGGGAGGAAATAAAACGGATACAAAACAAGGGTTTGCAGAAAGAAGGTCAAAATAATTTATGTACAGTAGTCAGCGACTATGTGTCCAAGGCAGTTATTACTACTAAGAATAGTAATAAGTCTTGGTTATATGGCTATAGCGACCAATACGATTTAATCGTAATATCCAAAACAGGGGAGATAGGAGATATAGTAAATATATCAGGTCTTTTTATTGCACTTCCTAAAACACCTAAAAAATGTATTGAAAGAAGTTCTTCAAAGAAAGAGCAGTATTGGGAAAGAGAACCTCTTCCTAAACAGCTTTCAAGAATACAATCTATATTTCAATGGAATGAAATGTCTTCTGACTTTAAGACCGTATGGATTGATTATATCGAAAATGAATTTGATTGTAGAGAAAATGGAGTATGGTTTATGAATAACGGAACTCCTACCTATATCACGGGTTCTCATTATATGTATTTACAATGGGCAAGTATCGATATTGGGTATCCCGACTTTCGTGAAGCAAATAGAATATTTTGGATTTTTTGGGAAGCGTGTAAAGCTGACTCAAGAAGTTTTGGAATGATATACTTAAAGATAAGGCGTTCAGGATTTTCATTTATGTCATCATCAGAGTGTATAAACATAGGTACTTTAGCAAGAGATTCAAGGGTTGGTATCTTGTCAAAAACAGGAGGAGATGCTAAAAAAATGTTTACAGATAAAGTAGTTCCTATAAATAGTAGGCTTCCCTTCTTCTTTAAACCTATTATGGACGGTATGGATAAACCTAAGACAGAACTGTCTTTCCGTGTACCTGCGTCTAAGATTACTAAAAAAAATATGTTTGATGTGGAGTCTGATATTATTGAAGGATTGGATACATCTATAGATTGGAAGAACACAGATGATAACTCTTATGATGGGGAAAAATTATTATTCTTGGCTCACGATGAAAGTGCAAAATGGACAAAACCTCAAAATATAAAAGAAAATTGGCGCGTAACTAAAACCTGTCTTCGATTGGGCTCTAAAATAATCGGTAAGTGTATGATGGGTTCAACATCAAATGCATTATCCAAAGGAGGTCAGAATTATAAAGATATGTTTGAGGATTCAGTAGCTACTACAAGAAATGCTAATGGTCAAACTAAAAGCGGATTGTATGCTTTATTTATTCCTATGGAATGGAACATGGAAGGGTTTATAGATAAATATGGCATGCCTGTATTTAAAAATCCTGAAGACCCTATCTTGGGAGTAGATGATATAATGATTAAAAATGGGGCTATTGATTATTGGCAAAATGAAGTTGACTCTTTAAAAAATGATGCCGATGCATTAAATGAGTTCTACCGTCAGTTTCCAAGAACAGAATCGCACGCATTTAGAGATGAGAGTAAACAATCTTTATTTAACCTTACAAAAATATACCAACAGATTGACTACAATGATAGTTTGATAAAAGAACACTTTACAACACGAGGTACATTTCATTGGAGAGACGGAACTAAAGATACTCAAGTTATTTTTACTCCTGATTCAAGAGGTAGGTTTTTAGTAAGTTGGACTCCTGCGAAGTATCTTCAAAATAATATACATCTTAGAAATGGAGCTAAATATCCCGGGAATGAACATATCGGCTCGTTCGGATGCGATAGTTATGATATATCTGCGGTAGTTGGAGGAAGAGGGTCTAATGGTTCATTACATGGGCTTACAAAATTTAATATGGACGAAGCTCCTTCAAATGAATTTTTCTTAGAATATGTAGCAAGACCTCAGACTGCTGAGATATTTTTTGAAGAAATATTGATGGCATGTGTATTTTACGGTATGCCGATTCTAATCGAGAACAATAAGCCTAGGTTACTTTATCATTTTAAAAATAGAGGATATAGACATTACTGTTTAAATAGACCTGATAAGCAATATAATAAATTAACAAAAACTGAACGTGAGCTTGGAGGAATACCTAACTCATCTGAAGATGTGAAACAATCTCACGCATCTGCGATTGAGTCTTACATAGAAAAGTACGTTGGGATAGATTTTACAGGAGATTATAGAGATGGAGGAGACATGGGAAGTATGCCTTTTACACGAACGTTAGAGGATTGGGCAAAATTCGATATAAATAACAGGACTGAATTTGACGCTTCTATTAGTTCAGGATTGGCTATTATGGCTAATCAGAAGCATTTATATATGCCGGAGAAAAAAGATTCAAAAATAAGTATTAACTTCGCAAGGTATTCTAATGATGGTTCAACAAGTCAATTAATTAAATGAAAAACGTAACAATAGATATTACATCGTCAGCCTTTCCAAGTCAGTTAGCTACTGATGCGGAAAAAGCATCTCAACAATTTGGATTACAAGTTGGTCAAGCTATTCAGTATGAGTGGTTTAGAAAAGATGGAAATAATTGTAGATATTATGGTCAATGGAGAGAGTTTCATAGACTTAGGCTTTACGCAAGAGGAGAACAGTCAGTTGGTAAATATAAAAATGAATTAGCTATTGATGGCGATTTATCATATTTGAATTTGGATTGGACTCCCGTTCCTATTATACCTAAATTTGTTGACATCGTTGTTAACGGAATGTCTGATAGATTATTTAAGGTAAAAGTATATGCTCAAGATGCTATGTCTCAATCGAAGAGAAGTAAGTATCAAGATTCAATTGAAGGTCAAATGATTGCAAAACCCTTATTGCAAGTCATAAAAGAAAAAACAGGTGTTGATGCATTTACAATGGACCCTGAAAAACTTCCGGAAACTGATGAAGAACTTTCATTATATATGCAACTTAACTACAAACCGGCTATTGAGATAGCTGAAGAGGAGGCTATAAACACTATATTTGATGAAAATCATTATGATGATATTCGTAAAAGACTCGATTATGACGCAACAGTATTAGGAATATCTATAGCTAAACATGAATTTCTTCAAGGAACAGGAGTTAAAATATCTTATGTTGACCCTGCAAATGTAGTGTATAGTTATACTGAAGACCCTTACTTTAGAGATTGCTTCTATTGGGGAGAGATTAAAACTTTAGCTATTACAGAGTTAATGAAGATTGACCAGAATTTAACTAAAGAAGATTTACAAGAAATTACTCAATATAGTCAAGGTTGGTATGATTATTTCAATGTGGCTCAATTCTATGAGAATAGTGTATTTTCAAGAGACACTTGTACTTTGATGTATTTTAATTATAAGACCACTAAAAAAATTGTTTACAAGAAAAAAATTCTTGAGAATGGTGGTTCAAGAGTTATTGAAAAAGACGACACGTTTAATCCTCCTGCAGAAATGATGGAAGAGAATAACTTTGAAAAAATAGAAAAGACTATTGATGTTTGGTATGAAGGTATTATGGTAATGGGTACTAACATTCTTTTACAATGGAAATTGTCTGAAAATATGGTTAGGCCTAAATCCGCATCACAACACGCGCTACCTAACTACATAGCATCAGCGCCTCGTATGTATAAAGGGGCTATAGAATCATTGGTTCGTAGAATGATACCCTTTGCAGACCTTATACAACTTACGCACTTAAAACTTCAACAAGTAATTAATCGCGTTGTACCCGATGGTGTATTTATTGATGCAGACGGACTTAACGAAGTTGATTTAGGTAATGGAGCTGCGTATAATCCTGAAGATGCATTAAGACTTTATTTTCAAACAGGTTCTGTTGTAGGTAGAAGTTTTACGGGAGATGGAGATTTTAATAACGCAAAAGTACCTATTACTCAACTAAGTTCAAATTCAGGCGCAGGTAAGACTCAAATGCTTATTACCAATTATAACCACTATATGGATATGATTAGAACCGTAACAGGTTTAAATGAAGCAAGAGATGGTTCTACTCCTGACCCTAACTCTTTAGTTGGTTTACAAAAACTAGCGGCTTTAAATTCAAACACGGCTACTCGTCATATTCTTGAAGGTGGATTATTTATTTACCGTTCAATGGCGGAGGCTTTAACTTATAGGATTGGAGACATTTTAGAGTACGCTGATTTTAAAGATGAATTTATAAATCAGATAGGAAGATATAATGTATCTATCTTAAACGATATAGCTGACTTATATATTTATGACTTCGGTATATTTATAGAAGTAGCCCCTGATGAAGAGCAAAAAGCTCAACTTGAAGCCAATATTCAAATGGCATTATCTAAAGGAGATATTAATCTTGAAGATGCTATTGATATTCGTGAGATTAAAAATCTCAAACTTGCAAATCAATTATTAAAAATGAAGCGAGTTAAGAAGCAAGAAAGAGAAGAGCAAACTAAAATACAACAACAACAAGCCATTGCTGAGCAACAAATGCAGTCTCAACAAATGGCAGGTCAGATTGCAATGCAGAAGATTCAATCAGAATTGCAGAGTAAAATGCAATTAAAACAAATGGAAGTTGAGTATGACATTAGGTCTATGCAGGTTCAAGCCGAGTTAAAATCTCATCTAATGGCTGAAGAATTTATGTATAATCAAAAGCTTCACGAAATGGAGATAGGGAACTTAGATAAAAGAGAACAAGACAGAGAAGTAGCTAAAGCTAAGCGTATTAGCCAACAAAATACAGAACAGTCTAAGTTGATAGACCAACGCAAAAACAACTTGCCTCCATTGAATTTTGAATCAAACGAAGACAGTTTAGATGGGTTTGATTTAAGTGAATTTGAGCCGCGTTAATAATGTCAAAAATTTTATATAAATTTGTAAAAAATTAAATCAAATCAAATGGAAATGAAAGTTAGATTATTAGATGGTACGGAGGAAAAAGGAACTGCTCAAGTAGAACAAGAATTACTTGAAAAACACGAACAGCAATTTCAAGAGGTTAGAATCCCGGGTCAAGAAGCTCTTATAGTTGATACCCCTATAATAGATACTCCTATAGTTGATACTCCTATAGTTGATACTGAAAAAGAATTAAATGAAGAGCAAGTTCTTTCATATATTGGAAAAAGATACAATAAGCAGATTAATTCATTAGATGAATTAACATCTCAGAGGGAAGAAGCCGAGGCTTTACCTGAAGACGTTGCTGCTTATATGAAATACAAAAAGGAAACAGGAAGAGGATTTGAGGATTTTATAAGTCTTAAAAAAGATTTTGACTCAATGGACTCTGACAGTTTGCTTCAAAGTTATCTATCGGCCACTCAAGAGGGGCTTGATAGTGATGATATTGACGAATTGATGGAAGATTATCGTTATGACGAAGATTCAGATGACGAATCATATATCAAAAGAGTTAAAATCACAAAGAAAAAGGCTGTTGCTGAGGCAAAAAAGTTTTTCAACCTTCAAAAAGAACAATATAAAGTGCCGCTTGAGTCAAGCGTTCCGCTTGTTTCTGATGAAGAAAAGGAAACTTATGAAAGTTATAAGCAATATACCAAGCAATCGAAGACTATTGAAGAAGAGAATGAAAGAAAAAGAAATTGGTTTAACCAAAAGTCTGATGAAGTATTTAGTGGAGAGTTCAAAGGTTTTGAGTTCAATATTAATAACAAACAAATCACTTTCAATCCCGGAGACGCCAACGAACTTAAAAAGGCACAAGCTACACCTGCTAATTTTATCAATAAGCATTTGGACGAGCAAGGTTTGATTAAGGATGCAGTAGGTTATCATAGGTCATTAGCAATTGCTATGAATCCCGAGAAGTTTGCCAAGTTCTTTTATGAACAAGGTCAAGCTGATGCAACTGAAGTAACAATGAAAGGCATTAAAAATATTCAAATGTCTGAAAACAGAGTTCCTCAAGTTACTAAATCAACGGACGGAATGCAGGTAAAAGCGGTAAACCCTGATTCAGGTAAAAGTCTAAAAATCCGCAGCATAAAAAAATTATAAATTTTAAATTAAAGAAAAAATGGCAGGTCAATTAAACCCAACGCCTACTTATGCATTACAACCGTCAGCGGAGCAAGTAGCGTTACAGACTAACTATATTACCAACTTTAACTTTTTAAATCAGTATCTTCCTGATACTTACGAAAAAGAGTTCGAGCGTTATGGTAATAGAACCATCGCATCATTCTTGAGAATGGTAGGTGCAGAGATGCCTTCTAACTCTGACCAAATCAAATGGGCAGAACAAGGTCGTCTTCACATTAAGTACACTAGCTGTACTTCTGCGGCAGCACTTGCTGCTAACACAGCAACTTTTACAGTAGCTGATTCAGGTGTTACTTACATCGCAATTAGAATCAATCAAACTGTAATGATTCAGAACAACGCAACAGGTGTTTTCAACAAAGCAATTGTTACTGGTGTTCCTTCAGCAACTACTTTCACAGTAGCTTACTACGAAGCAGCAGGACAAGCATTCGCTATTAACACTCAATGTACTGTATTCATTTACGGTTCTGAGTTTAAAAAAGGAACTAACGGAATGGTTGGTTCTTTAGAAGCAGAAGATGAAATCTTCTCTAACAAGCCTATTATCTTGAAAGATAAATATGCTGTTAACGGTTCTGATATGGCTCAAATCGGATGGGTTGAAGTTACTACTGAAAATGGTGCTACAGGTTACTTGTGGTATTTGAAATCAGAGCACGAAACTCGTTTACGTTTTGAAGACTACATCGAGACTTCTATGATTGAAGCAGTTCCTGCTCAAACAGGTTCAGGTGCTTCTACTTACCTTGGTGGTACAGGGCAAGGTGGTTCTGAAGGTATTTTCTACGTTGTAAACAGTAGAGGTAACGTTTGGGGAGGTGGTTCTCCAACTTCTTTGTCTGAGTGGGATTCTATCGTTTCTCGTTTAGATAAGCAAGGTGCTATCGAAGAAAACGTTGTGTTTGTTAACCGTGGATTGTCTTTCGACATCGACAATATGTTGGCAACATTAAACGGGTACACTTCAGGTGGTGTTGCTCAATCTGCATCTTTCGGTTTATTCGACAATGATGTTGATATGGCTTTGAACTTAGGATTTACAGGATTCCGTAGAGGTTATGATTTCTACAAATCTGATTGGAAATACCTAAATGACCCAACAATGAGAGGTGGTTTATCTAACGTTGCAGGTACTGCAACAGGTACAATTACAGGTCTTATGGTTCCTGCAGGTTCTACATCTGTGTATGACCAAATCATGGGTAAAAACGCAAAACGTCCTTTCTTACACGTGAGATACCGTGCATCTGAGGCTGAGGATAGAAGATACAAAACTTGGATTACAGGTTCTGCAGGTGGTGCTGCCACAAGCGACTTGGATGCAATGGAAGTTAACTTCTTGTCTGAGAGATGCGTTTGTACTTTAGGTGCTAATAACTTCGTATTATTCCGTTACGGTTAATATATAGTTTTTAAATACTACAGAGGGACATCGATGTCCCTCTGTATATTTTTAGTTAAAAAAATTAAATTAAATTAAATTATTATTAAAAATGGCAACAATAGTTTCTGTAGATAAAGTCTATAAATTAAAAACAGGAAGCCCGTTATCTTATACGTTAGCTTCAAGAAATCATCCACGTTTTCCTTTAATGTGGTACGATGAAAAAAACAATCAGAATCGTGCATTGAGGTACGCTATAAATCAAAAATCTCCTTTTGAAGATGAACAAGATGGAAATGCAATCATTGAGCCTATCATTTTTGAAGATGGCTTTTTAAGCGTTCCAAGAACAAATCCTGTATTGCAATCTTTCTTACACTACCATCCTTTAAACGGAATGATTTTTGTTGAGGTAGATGATGAAAAAGATGCTGCTTCTGAGGTAGAAGATTTAGACCTTGAGATTGATGCATTGATAGAAGCGAGAAAACTTTCTCTCGAACAGATTGAGATTCTAACAAGAGTTATGTTTGGAAAAGACCCTTCTACAATTTCAACAGCAGAATTAAAAAGAGATATTTTGGTATTCGCTAAGAATGACCCAAAAGGATTTTTAACCGTATTAAATGACCCTGAATTACAATTTCAGGCTAAAATTCGATTATTCTTTGAGGAGAAATTATTAGCTTTACGTAACAACGATAAAGAGGTTTGGTTTAATACCTCGACCAATAAAAAGAAAATGCTATCAGTACCATACGGGGAAAGTCCTTTTGATATAGTAGGGCATTATTTATCAAGCGATGAAGGCATTGATTCATTAAAAATGTTGGAAGCAAATGCGGCTCAATAAAGGTTATAATTGAGCTTAGATGTTCATAATTGAAAATTAGCACAGATTTATTTCTGTGCTTTTTTTATGTATATTTGTAAAAAGATTTAAAAAATGATAAACGAAGTTAGAAATACAGTCTTATCCGTATTAAATAAAAATAATTACGGATATATTTCTCCATCAGACTTCAATTTGTTTGCTACTAATGCGCAAATGGAGATATGGGAAGAATACTTTAGTAGTTATAATAAAACTATAAATGCTGAAAATCAACGTTCATCAGGTACTGACTACGCTGATATTGAAAGCCCTATAGCTGAAACATTAGAAACTTTTTTGATTTCAAAAAACTTAACTAACTTTTTAAACAATAAATATTATATCCCATCATTAACCACTACGGGGGATGAGGCGTATTATTTATTAAAAGTTCTTTGTTATCCTGTAGTACTGACAAGCGGAGTGCAGAGCGGAGGAGAAGGAATAAATCAACTTATATGTATTACGGGAAATTTTCTTTCTTATGGAATAGTTCCCGGAGATATTGTTGTTAATACAACTACAAAATTATCAAGTACAGTTGATTTTGTGTTTAGCAATACTCAAATAGCATTGACATCAAATATATTTCCGACAAGTCCTCCAACAAATGATGGATTTGCTATATTTAAAGCATCAAGCTTAACTGAAGCTGACAAAGTAAGTCTTGGCAAGATAACTATGCTTAACGCATCTTCTCTTACCTCTCCTTCGAATCAATATCCATCCTATACTTACGAAGGAGATAAACTTGAGTTGTATCCAAATACAATAAAGTTTCCAAATCAAGTAAGTTCTGTTTATTTTAGATTTCCTAAAGCGCCAAAATGGACTTACATTTCTTTGGTTAGTGGAGAACCGTCATTTGACCAATCGCAAACTGATTATCAGGACTTTGAACTACCAAGTGAAGATTCGTATAAGTTAACGACAAAAATTCTTGAATATTGTGGTATGTCAATTCGTGAAATGGAAGTTACTCAATTTGGTATGACTCAACAAGCGCATGAACAACCTACATTTAGCGTTCAACAATAATAATAAAAATCACAAGAAATGGCATATATATCACAATACGAATATTATGATAACAATGGGAATCAACCTCAAGATGCAAATTGGGGTTCTTACCAATATGTTAGTCTTAATGATATAGTCAATAACTTTTTATTGATGTATTCAGGAAATCATTCATTAGTAAATAATGAAGAACGATACAAAATAATCTTTCACGCAAAACGAGCGATACAAGAGCTTAATTATGATGCGTTTAAGGAAATTAAAGTATTAGAATTAAGTGTAGCAGATTCTTTAAGATACGTTCTTCCGTCAGACTATGTAAATTGGGTTAGAATTTCTTTATATAAAGATGGTTGGTTAAGACCATTGACTGAGAATATTCAAACACTTTCTTCAAATGCATACTTACAGGACCAACAAGGTAATATCTTATTTGACCAAAATGGAAATATTTTGCAGCCGCAGTACTCCGATATAGATTTTGATAGAATTAGAAAAACTAAAAAGAGTATTTATTTAAACCAAGGGAATCAATTCAATGACCAATACGGTTGGAATTATGATGGCATGTGGTATTTTGATTATAATATCGGTACAGCATTTGGATTAAATACAGAAACTGCAAATTTTAATCCTACATTTAAAATTGATAAAAAAGCAGGAGTCATAAATTTCGACTCAAGCATGGCCGGAGAACTTTGTATTCTCGAATATGTATCTGATGGTATGGAGAATGGAGACAATTCTTCAATAACCGTAAACAAGATGTTTGAATCATATATTTATGCAGCAATCGAATATGAAATACTAAGTTCTAAATTCAATGTTCAGGAGTATGTTATTAATCGCTGTCGTAAAAAAAGAAAGGCTTTGTTGTCAAACGCAAGAATAAGAATTAGTAACATTCATCCGGGAAGACTTCTAATGAATTTAAGAGGCATGGACAAGATAATTAAATAATATGGCAAATTTCACAAGAAATTTTTTAACAGGTAGAATGAACAAGATAGTTGACCAACGCCTTCTTCCTGATGGCGAATATGTCGATGCTATGAATATTAGAATGGGTTCTACTGAAAATGCAGAGGTAGGTGTAATTGAAAATACTAAAGGAAATACACCTTTAACTTCCTTAACTTATTTAAACGGAACTCCTTTAAGTACTAACGCAAGGTGTATTGGAGCTATTGAAGATAGCGCTAATGAAACTATTTATTGGTTTGTTCACGACCCTGAATTTACCGTTGGAGATACAGGAAAACTTGATTTAATCTTGTCTTATAACGTATTAACTAATATATTGACATATCATGTCATCAGTATAGATGATGGAGGTGGCGTGTACACACTACTTAATTTTAATCCAAGCTATCTTATAACAGGTATAAGTTTAATTAACGACTTGTTATTTTTTACAGATGACTATAATGCACCAAGATTCATAAATATAAATAGGAACTATCCAAATCCAATTTTAAATGTTGATGTATTAAGTCCCGAATCAATTCTTGTTATAAAAAAACCTCCGACTGAATCTCCTACGGTTACGCCAATTACCACAAGTGGTCAAGAGAATTACTTAGAAACAAGATTTGTATGTTTTGCATATAGATACAGATACATTGATGGAGAGTATTCAGCAACATCACAATGGTCTGCACCTGCGTTTGTCCCTAATCAATTTGAATTTAGCATAAATAGCATGTTAAATGAAGGCATGACTAACTATTGTAATACTGCAATCATAAATTATAATTCAGGAGGTCCTCTTGTTGTTGGGATTGATTTACTATTTAAGCAATCAGAAAACAATATAATTAAGGTAATTCAAAAAATAAACAAGGCTGATGCCGGTCTTGCTGATAATAATGTATATCAATACTCGTTTAATAACAGTAAAATTTTTACAATATTAAATGAAGCTGAAATATTAAGACTTTATGACAATGTTCCTCGTTATGCTAAGGCACAAACAATAATGGGAAATAGATTAATGTATGGCAATTATATAGAAGGATATGATTTAATTGATAAAAATGGACAATCAACTAAAATTGAATATTCTACAAACTTAATTACAGAACCAATTGGGTCTGTGTCCATAGCAGATGGATTGAGTAGTGGTGTTTACAATATAGACCCTGCATCTACAGGATTAACTATTGCAGATTGTACCGTAACGTTTGATTTGTCGGGTCAATCATTGGTTGAGGGTTCTGCAATATCTTTAGATGTTACTATATCTCACAAGCAATGGACAGGATATACCCCATATCCTGATGAAATAACAGATGGTATTGAGTTAAGTTTTAGCTTTTTATTAACTACTTCGTACACATCTGTATATGCGTTAGCTATAAGTGATGAGTTTAAAAGTGCAATAGGAACTGTGTCAAATATACTACCTGTATCAACTACAGTAATAGGTCAGGATACATCTTGTAATGGTACTACGTTTACAGATGCATTTAATTGTGCCTTGCCTAATAATCTAGGATTAACACCTAATACCTTTTTTAAATATGGGAGCGGTATAAGTGCTATATTACAACCTATAAAAATAATAACAACACCTTCGAGTACGGTAATTGGCCTTCAATTTCCTGCCATGGAGTATGTTGATAATATAACAACGCCAACTAAGAAAGTTTATGAGTACTATCAAGTTTCTTTTGCAAATGCTATATTTCAAGAAATTGCAAATCCTAGAAGCCTACATAGCAATAGAGGTTATGAAATTGGATTGGTTTATATGGATGAGTTTAATAGAGCCACTACGGCTTTAGTTAGCACGAACAATGCGGAACATATTCCTTGTGGATATTCTTTAAATAAGAACAGTATTCAAGTGGTTGTACCTCCTACTCAAAGAGCGCCTAAGTGGGCGAAAAGATATAAGTTTGTAATAAAACCCGATGCGGATAAATATGAGACTATTTTTAGTAATTTATTTTTTATAAATCCCGAGACAAACGATGCTTGGCTTCTTCTTGAAGGGGAAAATATGAGAAAAGTAGAGAATGGAGATAGATTAATTGTTAAATCAGATACTCAAGGCCCTACTACTAATTGTGTTTTTACTACGGTTCTTGACAAAGAGGCTCAAGCAAAAGGATTTCTTGAAATACCAAGTGAACAAGACCCTGCAATTAATATAAATGTACCTGCAGGATTATACATAAAGTTAAATCCTAATAGTTTTAGCTTGGTGGCTACTGAAAACGCAGTAATAGCTCCGGGTCAAAGACAAGGTTATGGCGGAGGTGGAGACCACTTTATATTGAATTACCCAATGAATATTGAAGACCCTTCAGCTCCGGGTCAGTACATAGACTACTCAGTTCCTGCCGGAAGTAGAGTGCAATGGTATGTAGATTGGAATAGAGCAGGAGTTAGTGGTAAATGTGAAGCAAGAGGATATACGTTAGAGAAAGTTTATACGTCTTCATCTGACTATGACAATATGTATGATTGGTTTGTCGGAGAGAATATTGAATTAACAATTAATTCGGGAATAGATAAAGGAGATGACGAAACTAACGAGTTTGTTCCGGGAACAAGTTCTCAACTAACCGCTACAAGTTCAGATATAAATTATTGGCAATTCTACAGAAACCCAACAACAAATCAACTTACTATTAGTTTTAGTAGTACAAATAGCTGTACAGGTAGTAATTACAAATACTCACGTAGAATTTATGTTACTGCCAATATTGAAGTCTATAGAGCTGAAAACATAATAGTTTTCGAAACAGAACCTTCTGACTCTTTGCCTGACGTATTTTTTGAAAACGAATTATCATTTGCTATTGATGCGAACGGTAATCATTCAGGCAATATCCAAAATCAAAATATTTCATTAGGAACGGCTGCTATAATCGATACTAAATTTTTTAATTGTTATGCTTTTGGAAATGGCGTAGAAAGTTATAAAATAAGAGATTCTATTTTAGGAAGAAGTTTTACATTTGGAGAAAGGGTAACTACTGTTGCTGCTCAAGACTATAAAGCTGCTGATAGATTTTCAGACATTACTTATAGTGGTGTGTATAACGGAGAATCAAACATAAATAAATTAAATGAATTTAATTCAGGACTATCTAACTTTAAGCATTGTGAAGGTTCTTTTGGAGAAATACAGTTATTAGATGGAAGAAACACAGATATTCTAACTTTACAAGAAGATAAAATATCTTACGTTTTAGCAGAGAAAAATTTATTATCAGATGCAAGTGCCGGTGGTATAATTACAGCCACTCCTGAAGTCTTAGGAACGCAAATAGCGCGTACTGAAAAGTACGGTATTAGTTTTAATCCTGAGAGTTATGTGCAATGGGGATTTGATAGATATTTTACCGATGCAAAACGTGGAGCGGTTATCCAATTAAAGGGTGGAGATAGTCAAAATGAACAATTAGTTGTTGTTTCTGAACAGAGTATGAGAACTTGGTTTAGAGATAAATTTAATGCTTCGTTTAATTATCAAAAACTTGGAGGATTTGACCCATACATGAATGAGTATGTTTTATCTATGAATGACATAAAATTACCTATTAATCCTCAATGTTTAGGGTGTGGCATCAATCAAACATTTACTTTAACTAAAGGAAATGAAGTGTCTAAAACGCAAAAATATTGTGTTGATTTAGGACCTCTTGTCGGTACAAGTGAAGTGAGTTGGTTGTTCTCGGAAGTTGAAGCCACAGGAAGTGGACTGAAGGTATCGGTAGAATACAATGGAGTTATAACCACTTCAGCATACACTAAATTAAACGGAAGTTTATTCTTTGATAAAAACAATGTATCTGTAGAAACCGCAGATATAACTCTTGAATATGATACTGATATGGTAGTGTCAGTACTTGCCGATTGTTGTAATGCTGAGCCTATGACAATTGTAGAGATTGTTTTGACAAATAATTCAGAGTCAGGAAAGACTATACATACTCAATATAGATATACAAACGGTGTGTTTATAGGTCCTTTATTGTCAAATTTAGTTTTATTTGGAAGTGGAACATCAAGCCCACTAGTTTCAAGATATAATACTACTTCAGGATTTGTTGGACTAGGAGGATTTCCTCCTGAAGGAAGTACTATGAGAATATCAACAAATGCTATATCTCCTGATAATTTCGTATTTAATCCTACTCAAGATAAACTTAGATATTTAAGAAGTAATATATTATATGATAATAACGATATTGATATAAACGAATTACTTGTAGCTTCTACTATAACCCCTAACTCAGGTTCGGCTCCAATATATTATTCGGATTTTACAGTTCCTGTTAGTACACTTGGAGTTTATCTATACTTGGTTTGGGATTTAAGAGATGCAATACCTGCTGAATTATGTTTTGGAGGAACAGTAAATGACTCTTGTTGTAATTGCGTTCCGGACGACTATTATTTGAACGCATCTTTTTCAGAGGCAACTTCAATATATACTGATATTAATTTAAGTATTTTTGCAGCTAATGGATTCTATTCATTGGCAGGAATAGTTAGGGAGTTGGTTAATGGATTATTACTGCCTCAACAATCTTGTAATTCTTGTGGAGTTGCAGTATCTTTGTGTTTTGGAATAAGTACAGTTGATGTATGTTGTAGTTGTAACGAGACTTGTACAACATCTTATAATAGCTATCAAGTAACAAATAATGAGGCATTTAATACAACGGTTTATTTTTATGATGCAAATGGAGTGCTTTCAAGTTTACCGTTATTAGCATCAGCAATAAATGTAGGGTATTGTTCTATCGGAGCGCCTTTTGCTGACACAAATATAACAGTCACTTTTTTAGAATGTGATTGTAATGCGTAATCTAATAAATAAATAAATATGGCAATAGAATCAATATTTTACTTAAATGCCGCTGACTTAACCTTAGCAACAGCGGCATATTTAGATTTAGCTTTAACTAATTTAGCTCCTGATGGATTTTATAAAGAAGGAACAATAACAAGGCAACAATCTTCAGGAATACTTTTAGCTGCAGAACCTTGCGTTACGTGCGGAACGCCTTGTGGTACATCAATTGGAGGAGGCGGTAGCTCGGGAATATACACAGTAAACTTAGATGTAGGAAGTATATCAGGAAGTACGGGTGCTATTAGAATTATGTTTAATCCTGACAATGTACCCGATGGCATCAGGGTTACTTACAACGGAGTAGTGTATAATAAATTATCTTCTCCAATTGTTGGAGTTAGACAAAGCTCTAATCCCGGTCATTATACTATTGTAGGAACTTCGGGAGGTACATCATCTTGTTCTTCTTGGTATCCATCAGGGGGAACGTTAACACTACCTGTAAAATTATATAACCCCGCAACATCATCATTTGTAGCCACAGGGGTAAATCAAACAGACGTCATATCGGTAGGAGATTTTTTTATCGGAACAAGAGTTGAAGATTGCTGGATGGTAATACCGAAAACTACTGCTCTACCAAGCTCATTACTTATTGAGATGATTGGTCCTTGTACGAGTACAGGATGGGATTTTTCGGCATATTGCCCGGCAGCACTTCCAACTTTCCCTGCTTCAGATGTATTTGCAGGAGCAACAGTTCCTTGCTCTACTCCTATACCAAATACTTTTTATTTTGCAAAGGTACATTTGGCAGCAGATACATACGTAGGACTATATGACTATGTATTTACGGACGTTAATGGTCAGTTCCCATTACCTAATGGTTATTATTTAACAAGCAATGTAGCAACTCCAAACAAAGTAATACAAGTAGGTAATGGAGTAATAATAGGAATAACTGATTGCACTACTCCTACGGTTGTAACTATTCCAACATTAATTACTACAGCCGTTACAAATATTACTACCACATCTGCAACTAGTGGAGGCGAGTCAATAAATGCAAATAACGGTGTTATATCTGCCAAAGGTATTGAGTGGAGTGCAACGCAAAATTTTGCAAGCATATTAGGTAGTACATCTAATGGAACAGGTACAGGTAATTTTAGTAGCAACCTCACATCTCTTACGCCTAATAGTGCATATTGGGTTAGGTCTTATGCTACTAACGAGGTTGGAACAGGATATGGTTCTCCATTAAGTTTCTCAACATCTCAGACAGTTGTATGTTTAGATTGCATACCCGGGACAGAAATCCAATATGTAACTCCACAATGGACTCAACAATGGACTCAATGTAATTTAGATGTAACGACATATCGAGATGGCACGCCAATACCACAAGTAACTGACCCTGCCGCTTGGAGAAATTTAACCACAGGGGCTTGGTGTTATTATAATAATGACCCTGCTAACAATTCTACATACGGAAAACTGTATAATTGGTATGCAGTAAATAATACTGCTAATGGTGGATTAGCACCTGTTGGTTATCACGTACCAACAGATGCAGAATGGACTACTCTTATTACATTTTTAGGAGGAGAAACTGTTGCAGGTGGAAAGATGAAAGAAACAGGATTTTGTCATTGGTTTACACCAAATACAGGTGCTACCAATGAGAGTGCCTTTACAGCTCTCCCGGGAGGGTCTCGCGCTCACTACGATGGTTACGACTTCGACCAATTTGGCAGCTACGGTTTTTGGTGGAGTTCTACGGAATCTTTTTTGAATACAAGCGCATGGGATCGAACTATGTGGACTGGAAATGTTCAAGCAACCAGGACCTACGTCCCTAAATTATCCGGTTTATCAGTTCGATTAATAAAAGATGACATATCATAACTTAATAAACTATGGCAAATTATACATTATCATATAGTGAAGGAGTTGCAGGATGGGTATCCTATTATTCTTATTATCCTGATTGGATGATTGGAATGAACAATTATTTCTATACTTTTAAAGGAGGAGACCTTTATAGGCACAACACAAATGAGTTGAGAAACACATTTTATGTTCCTTGGTGGACAAAATTGGGTCAACCTATAAATGCTTTTACGCCTACATCAATTACAAGTGTATTTAATAATTCTGCACTTGAGAATAAGTTGTTTAAAACCATCAGCCTAGAAGGAGATGCTCCTTGGAGTGCTACTCTACAAACTGACTTACAGGTTTCAGGATATATTGAACAATCTTGGTTTGAGAAGAAAGAAGCGTCTTACTATGCTTTTGTTAGAAATAACTCTATAGGAGAATTATCTCTTAGAAGCTTAAATGGTATTGGAAGAAGTTTCCAAGTTACAGGAGGTACTGTAATTAAGTTCTCTATTAATCCATTGATAGCAATAGGGAATATAATTAGCGTTGGGGATTTAGTTTATTTCTTTAATCCTCCGTTAAACACTCCTTTACTTGCAGGAAAAGTAACGGCCATTAGTATCGACTACCCAAATAATCTAAACCAACTTACGATAAACACCGTAGTCGCAGGAGCTACTACAGTTCCGATAACTACGCAGAACGCTTACTTCTTGTATATCAAAAACTCTGTAGCTGAATCACACGGGGTTCTTGGTCATTATTGTACATTTACACTTCAAAATAGTTTCAACAGTAAAATTGAATTATTTGCAGTTGAGGCCAATGTGATGAAAAGTTTCCCTTAAATTTAATATCTTTGTATCAATATGGAATTAGAAATCAGGCCTCTTAACGAAAATGATTATCAAGAAATACTTGTTGATTGGTGGAAACAATGGGATTGGGTTGCACCTGTAAAAGATTTTTTACCTGAAGATGGCAAAGGAGGTATGATAGTTTACGATGGCATCACACCAATTTGCGCAGGATTTATTTATATCACAAATTCAAAAGTTGCTTGGGTAGATTGGATTATATCTAATAAGGAATATAAGATAAAAGACAAGAGAAGAGCAGCTATAAAAATGCTAATAGAATCTCTTACTAATATAAGCAGAAACACAGGAAGTAAATACGCTTATGCATTGATAAAAAATCAAAGTTTAATTAAAACGTATGAAGATTTAGGTTATACAAAAGGCGGTTCATACACAAGTGAAATGATAAAATTATTATAAAATGGGAGTAGCAACAGCAATAGCGGTCGGTGGATTAGTAATGGGAGCAGCAACAACAACTATGTCGTTTGTTCAAGCAGGGCAGCAAAAAAGCAAGCAAAGAGCAGCGGAAGCAGATGCAGAGAAAGCAATGAATGAAGCTCGTAAAAAGCTAGGTATAAATTATACCGATGAAATGGCTATTAAAAAAGAACCGTACGAGCTTCAAAGAGAAGCTATGTTGTCTCAGGGAGCTCAAGCTATACAAGCAGGTGTTGAAAGCGAAAGAGGAGCTGCCGCAACAGCAGGAAAAGTGCAAATGGCTATGAATGAAGCTCAAGCAGGTATAAGAACAGAAATGGGCAAAGAAATGACTGAAATTGAAAGACAACAAATAGCTGAACAAAGTAGGCTTAGGGATTTGGGTGTTCAATTAGATTTAGGGGAAGCTGAAGGTGCTCAATTAGCCGCAAGAGAAGCTGAAACTGCTGCTAATGCCGCTACTGAAGCAGGTATTCAAGGAGTAATAAGTACGGGTCAACAAGCATTGTCAATGGTTCCGTTATTTCAAAAAACAGGTTCAGCTAAAGCATTTGGTAAACTTGAGGGGAAGATGGCAGAGGGAGGTATATCTCAAGCAGACTTTCAGAATACAGTTCAAGGATTATCCTCTCAATCAGGATATGGGAATTTATCAAGCGTTGGAGACCTTAAAGGAGATGCGTTCTCTGCGTATATGTCGGGACTTCCAAAATCTCAATTAAATAATATATACGGCCAATTATTCCCTTCGCAATTACCGGCAAGTATGCCAAATAAAAATAGATAAATTAAACTTTTTATACAAAGATGGCAACATATTATAAATATGCAGAAAGAGATGTTGACTCCCAAATAAATTGGGCTGAAGTTGGTGCTCAAACGAGCAATATGCTTTTAGAAGTAAATCGTGTACGCGAAGAAAAGAAAAGTGCTTTAGCTCAAGCACAAAGAGAATCCCTAAATAATTTAATGGATTCTCCTCAAGGAAAAAATCAAGACTTAAATGGAGTTGTGAATAAATTTGCTCACGATATGATGGAGCAAAAAAAGATTGATTACGACTTACTTACAAGAGGAGAAATGAGCGTAAGAGACTATACTTTAAAAGTTCAAAACCAAATGGATGGAACTAAAAGGATGTTTGACATAACGAAGTCTCTTCAAGATACACGACAAACTACATTAGATGGTATAGCTGATGGAACGCTGCAAACATCTTGGAATGTGTGGAATAGAGGTATGGTTGAGGGTTATCAAGATTTGTCTAAATTGGGTATCAACGTGAATTCTCCTGACGGAAATGTAAATCTTGGGATATATGAAGATAAAATAGTTGATGGAAAAACTGTTAGCGTACTTTCTAAGAACATAGCTACTCCAAATATTATTTTAGGTAAAATAGCTCAAACCGCTCCTGCGTTTGATATGAATAAAGCTAATGTTGATTATACAAACGGATTAGGAAGTAAGAAAGATTATTGGTACGAAGCAGCTACAACAACAGGAGCAGGTACTATTACAGAATTTACAGGAGTTCAATTTCTACAAAATTTAACAAGACCTTCAGATATAGCTATAGTTAAGAATATTAATGATTCTATAAACAACCAAATAGCTAATTATTTTGCAGATGAGTTTAAATTAATAGACGTTCTTGGAGATAAATTAGGGAAATATGATGAAAATTCATTTACATTCAATAGAGATGTAGCGGATGCTGACCCAAAGAAAATACTTGCTAAAGTAAATCCTTCTACAGGAATGAGCTCTATTGATGAAACAGGCAAGAATTATAAGAAGCAATATGACGAAGCGGCTGAGTTTGTTAGAACTGATATTTTAGCTAAGATGGATGCTGAGAGAAGCGTTAAAACAACTGCTCAAGAAAGTGAGACTGCAGAACAAAGAGAAAGAGCAGGGTATAAATACAGAACTACAACACCGGGAGAAACACCTCCCCCTGTAGTGATGGGACAACTTCTCAAAACAAAAGGATTTGATGTTATTAAAGGAAAAAAAGTGGCGGTTGAAGGAGTAAGCTCAGGACTTGAGAATTTATTTATAGACGAAGCTAAAGGAGTACAAAACGTAGCTACATCTATAGGATACAATAAGAAAACAGGAGCTCTTGAAATTAGGGGATACCAAGCATCGGGAAAAGAAGAAAAAGGAAAAACAGTATCAGGGGAAGGCGTAACCGGTAAAGAGAGTTTAAATGTTGTTAATCAAAAAGAATTTGTAAGTAGTGATAAAAAAAATTCACGTCTTTTAACTTTATTTATTACAAAAATACCTAATCCTGAAAGACCGGGAGAAAATTTTAGAAATACTGCACAAGCGGCAGATTACTTCAAAAGAATGTCAGGAGGACAATCGAGAACCTCTAATACAAATTCAACTAACGACCCATTAGGATTGGGATTATAATATTATGACAGAAGATACTCAAAATCCAATTACTCCGCAAGAATTTGCTAAAAAAGTAAAAGCTAAATATCCTCAATATGAAAATATTGACGATATTACTTTAGCTAAAAAAATGGTTGAAAAATATCCTGAATACTCAAGTCAGGTTAATTTTGATTCTAACGTAAAAAAAAAAGGTTCTTTGGAATCAGCCACACTTCAGCCGCCAAAAACAGGTACTACGGGATTACCTGTGGAAGATGGTTCTTCGGCTACGCAACCTACTAAAGACGAAGACGGAGAAGAAGATTATTTTACAGGAAGTTTTGGAAATGTATTAAGAGGATTTGATAATATAGTTCCATTAGGTATTGGAGACTTTGTTGATGACATGGCTCGAAGTGTATCTTCAGGATATAGACAAGGAACTGTTGCTGAAGCTGCCGATAAATTATTATTAAAAGGACATAAAGCAACTCCTGAACAATTACAAAAATTTATTGATGCCAATAAAGAGGCGCAACAAATTAAACCGTCTGCTGAAATGCAGGATTACACAAAAATTTACGAGGAAGAAGGAAAGGGATTTTGGGGAGTTGTAAAAGGATTAGCAAATAATCCTAGTATAATTCCTGAAGTTATGTCAAGTTCTTTAATTTCAATGGCCACAAACACTCATGCACTAACATCAGCAGGGGCTGCGGTAGGAGCAGGGGCTACTTATGGAGCAATAACAGGGGCCGCTGCAACTCCTGTAGTTGCAGGAGCAGGAGCTATACCGGGCGCTATAGCAGGGGCTGCGTCATCAATTCCGTATGCATTTGGTTTAGCAAGTACCGTTGTTGAAACAGGAGCTACATTTGGAGAACTTTTAACAGAAGAGTTAAAAGGTAAAGAGATGACAAAAGAGAGTGTAAGAGCTATTCTTGAGAACCCTGATAAATTACAATCAATAAGAAACAAAGCTATTGCTAGAGGTATAGTAATAGGTACTTTAGATGCGCTTACAGGTAAATTAGCATCAGGAGTAGGTGCTAAAATACTAACGAAATCAGCAGCGAAATCAGCAGCAGGTGTTGCGACTAAAGCTGCTGTTGTAAAATCTACAGCGGTAGGTTCCGGTATAGAAGCAGTAGGGGGTTCTTTTGGAGAAGCTGCCGCTAGGGTAGCTACAGGTCAGGAAATGGATGTCTCTGAAATTGCACTCGAAGGAATTGCAGAATTGCCGGGAGGAGTTAGGTCAACTATTCAGGCTAGACTTGCAAAACCTTCATACGAAGTAAACGGAGAAAAAGTAACCGCAGAAGACATTGATGAATTAACAAAAACAATGACTCCTGAACAGCTATCTGCTACAAAAATTGTAATAAAAAACGACTACGAAGGAAGAATGTTTAAAATACAAGACAAAGTAGTCACTAATTCGGTTAAAGAACAAGTAAGACAGGCTAATCCAAATTTAAACGAACCTAGTCTAAATGCTATTACCGAGTTAGAGAAAGAACTTAAAAGCCTAGAAGGAAACAAAACCCAAACAGGTAAAGATAAATCTTCTTTATTGAGGAATCAAATCAAAGATATTCAAGAAAACCAATTAGCGGATGAAGTTGTTAGCGAAGTTGAAGGTTCTTTTGAACTTCCTGAAGAAAAAATAGCTAAACTTGAAGCTGAATTAGAAACAATCAAAGATGATAATAATCCAAGGATTGCTGAGATAGATACTGAGATAAATGATTTAGAAACCCTTAAAACAAAACAAAATGCCATTCAAGAGCAAATCACAACAGAGATTCCTGTTCAGTCAGAAGCCGGAGTTAGCGAAACGATGGAGGAAGGAAAACTCGAATCAAAACCTGAAGACATTACCGAGCAAGGTAAGCAAGAAGAAGTAACTCCTTCTGAAACTATCATTACTGAGAAACCGGAAGAAGTAGTTGCTCCTGAAGAAGTGATTAAAGTTAAAAAGTCAGAAGACTTTATGAATGATGCAGAACACGTTGTAACCTTAAATGGAGAAGAAGTAAGTAGAATTTATTATGACAGAAGTTCAAAAGCTTGGAGAGACGTTAATTTTGACAAAAGTAAGTTTAAACCTGAATCTTTTGAGCGTATATATGGGGATATATTAGGAGAGACTAAGCAAGAAGCTATTGATGAATTAATTAAAAGAAAAAAAGAATTAACTAAACAAGAAAATCCTGTTATTGAAACTCCTACAGAGGAAGTTGTAACTGAAGAGCCACAAGGTATTTCATATACAAAATATACTGTAATTAATAAATTTT